TAAAAAGTCATCAAGCTGATTTTTAATTCCTTTGCTACGTCTAAGGCTAGACCGCCATCGTAGATAGTGCCTAGTATAGTACTTTGTTCTATATCCGAAAGAGTGAGATCGTTTTTCTTCACTTTGGATATACTGTTTGATTTCTTCATTTGTTTTATGTTTAAAGTTTTTTAAGTTTTTTAATCTAATAATCTTTTTGTCTATACTTAACGTATTATTCCTAAAAAGTCCTTTGTATTTTCTAGTCTTACTATCTGTTGAAAAACAACCTTTGTGAAAACGACATAGAAATCGTTTAGTAGTAGGTGTAAAATATCCCTTAGCTTTACATCTTTTGCCACTAGTCTTTGCTATCGCCTCGCAATAAATCTTTTGACTTAATCTTCCTGTCATAATCTCGTTTAGTCTTGCTTACCTTTTGTTGATACCCAAAATGTGCTTTCTTCCTTATATCATTCATAATGTTTCTAGGTAAGTCCACCAGCCTACCGTTGCCTTTTGTATCTTGGACAATCATGGCTTGCTTTACATAAAAAGGGTTATCTTTTTCTTCTAATGCTTTAATTAAGGTACTTCGGGGGAGAGTGGACAATTTATCTATAATTACATTCTTATCTCCACCTTTATCTGCAACCTCTTTTATAATATTCCCTATTTTAGTTAAATCAATGGTGGTTCTTTTAATAGAGACCATCGTGGGACTAGCGAGAGGTCGTGATGACACTTCATACTTCTTATTAACAAGGTACTCAGAACGAACAGTATATAATACAGTAGATTTTAATCTTTTCTTAGTTAAAACACCCACCCTTTGTAGTAGATCAGTACACCTATATATAGTGCTTTTACTGAGACCAACCATACTAGATATAGTAGATCGTCTGGGGTAGCATTGACCATTCTGTGAATTAACAAACTTTAATAGTGCTATGAGGATTAGCAGTGAAGATGATCGGTGTTTTTTTGGTATTCGTTTTATCCTCTCATCATCAAAGAGTTTAAATGGTATTCGAATATGTGGTAAATATTTCTGCATAGCCTTATTTTCTTTTCTTACAGTAATCTATATGTTGGTGTTGTAATTGATACAGTTCTCTTACCCATTCATCTTCGTTCATTAACTCAAACTCTGCATTAGAGACCCATAGACGCTTGATCCTAAAAGTTAGGCTACCTTGTGCCACTTTCTTATAGAATACCAAAAAACTAGGTATCTGAAGTCGACTAGCGATGATCTTTAACATGGTTGTAGACTTAAATTTCTGTCCTTTATCATAACACGTTTCAATCATAGCCAATGGCTCATAACAGTTAGGACAACACTCAACACTATCGACATCTATCATGGCTATACCCTCGTATTGCCTATGCCAATCGTTGTAGCTGCCATTTGAGAAAGCATAAGTCCACCTAGCCATTCGGATTATATAAACTATAAGTTAGTGTGAGTTCTTCTTCAGGCATAATATCTTCCGTTGTTTTTAAATACCATTTATTATTAACTTCTACTCTTACACAGTTAGGATTTTCCGAGTGATTAATAAAAGCACCTAAAGCTAATCGGTATAATGTATCATCAACTTTAATATGAGATATACCTAACTCGGTATCTTTTTTAATTTCTCTTGTAGCGAACAAACCTAAGCCATGAATAAAACTAGGTTTAATAGTACAGAAAATAGGTAGTGGTTGGTAAGCCATTAGTCGTAATACTTTTCTTCTAAAGTTTCTTTATCAATTTTATATTTATCCATAAGTTTCATAGCCAATTCAAACTTACCTTTTTCTCTACATTTTATAAGTATAGATTTTAATTGTAATATTTTATCTGTTCTTGATTTCATTTTCTTTTCCGTTGTTTGTGATTGTAATTCTTGTAAGCTAATAATTTGTTTTAATGTATCTATCTCTTTTTTTTGAGATTCAATAACGACTTCTAAATCATTAGAAATATTTTTAGACATTCGTAATTTGTTTTTTAATAATTTAATTTTATCTTGTAAATCAGTTTCTTCAAACATATAAAGATCGGTCATTTTAATACCTCTATTTTTTTTACTACTGATCTAGGATATACAGTTACAGTGCCAACAGATAACTTATCGCCATCATAATTAAATGAAGTAAATATTTTAACTGTCTTTGTATCTCTAGAAAAAAGATACCCAATATCTTCACACCATTGAAAATTTAATTTTTCTACATCTTCTAAGCTATCAAACCAACTTGCGTCTGTCACAATGTCTTGCCAAATAACTTTAACTCTTTTGTATTTAAATTTAGGTTTAGATGAAGTCATAAAAATCATTCGGTTGCACTTGCTTATCTGTACCTAAATATATTTTTTTCATCTCGCCTTTTCTGGGTATTCGCTGACCCTCTTTATATCTCCAAACATTAGTGCTTGGATTTATATTTATGATGCCAAACTTTTGAGCTGTCTGACCGCAGCTTAATTTATTTTTCTTCATCCATTCTGATAGTTTCATTGTTTCCTTTTTTATTTTGATTTGTTGGTTTTTAAAATCATTACCAGAAAAGTTATGAACAATCAAGGAAAAATAGGGGGTTGACATTCAATAACCAATATGGTATAATAGGATATTAACAAAAACAACAAAGGGTAAAAATGACAACTAAAATAAAAGAACTTTACATTGTAATACATAGTGTAAAAAAAACTTACAAAGCATATATGTTTGTTCATTATAATGAAAAACATCAAGTTTTTTGTTGCTACTTAAAACAATTTGCAAAATCTAAAAATCTTTTGAAGCTGCTAACCCAAATAAAACATTGGTGTCGCAATAATAATAAACGTAATTTAAGAATTAAAAGATCGTTTAATATGAATAAAATAAAAATGGAACATTATCATAGACATGATATGATTATCAAACCTTTTGATGAAAACCTAACATTTTCAACTGCTTATAAAATATTTGCAAACCCTATAAATAAAAGATTACAACATATAAAAATATAAATTATAAAGCGATCAGAAATGGTCGCTTTTTTTATTTGACAAATAGGTTAAAGTAAATTACAAGACAATCAAACAACTATGAAATCAAAAGAAATAGATAAAGCATTTTCATTCTTTAATGGTGGTAAAGGATTAGATCATTGGTCTTACTCATCTACCTCTACACCCTTTGCTAAAAATTTAATCAGCTATTCATTCTCACAAGAAATTAGAAGAACATTTGCATTTAGATACAAAGCTAACTTTGGAAATTTAGTCAACAATACTGTCCAAAGATTAATAGGAAATACAATTTGGAAAACAGAAAAACAAGCGATGACAGAGTGGGATAGAGATTATAATATTTCATTTGAAAAAGAACTAACATACATAAATAAAAAACCACCAGTAGATGACAAGGATGCTTACGCAAAAAAAGAAATGATTAAGTATGCTCACGATTGTATTGGAGTGACTAAAAAGGTGGTGCAAGATATTACTGGCAAAAAAGATTTGGAATGTGAACGTCATGTAAGAAAAAAAGAAATGACAATGATTAAAGAGATATTAGGTAAGATAGATTATGAAATTGATGATAGTATAATAGAGTTAAAGACCAAGCCACCTAACATTAGAAAAATTAAGAACAAAGACGAATGGTCTATGAGTAGTCAAGCATTACCCATTGAGCCAACAATAGAAAATTTAACTCAAACTGCTTTTTATTATATGTGTGCAAAGAAGAAACCTTTTTTGGTTTACACTAATGATAAAGAACATATTATATTTGACGATAAGCATGAGTTAATGCGTACCGACCACCTAGAATTTCTTTATTTTAAAATGGTAGAGAAGATTTTACTTTGGGAACGAATGATAATGTTCTGTAAAGGTAATCTATCTGAACTTGCATTAATGTGTGAGCCACCAGACCTTAACCATTATTTTTATTATAAAGATTTAGCCACAGAACAGACACAATTAATTAGTAAGTTATGGGGAATAAAACAACAACAATAACAAAAGGAAAAACAATGAAGAAAAATATATATCAAAAACTACACGCAGCTTGTTTAAAAGCAGGTAGTGTAAAAAAAGCCGACAAAGTAAAAGGGATGCACTTTAACCCTTTATTGCATGACGCAGTACAAGAAGTAGCAACACAAGCCTTGCTTGACAATGGATTGTATGTGACTTGTAATTATTTAACTGAAGTAGTAGATGCAAGAGATATGGTCATGGTTGTTTGTACTATGAAAGTACATGACATTGATGATCCAACTAGCTTTGTCATGGTTGACGGATGTTCAGCAATGGGAGCAATAGATAAGTTTGGTACAGGTAATGCCATGTCTTATTCTAGGAAGTATGCTTTCTTAAATCTTTTAAATTTAAAGACAGGTATAAAAGATGAAGATGGTTATGCAGCCACACCATTTAATAAAATTTCTTCTGTAAAGGAAGAAACAAGTCCAGTTTATCTTGATGATAAAGTGGATGCCGAAGAGATAAAGGAGTACATAAAGTTAGCTAAAAATTCTAAACAATTTTATAGCTTAGC